GTTGCGCCTGCTGCGCTGCTTGTTGAGCCAACTGAGCGTCAGTCTTAGCCCAATCGTAGTTAGCGATAAGACCTGAGCGGTTAAACGGCCCAGGCTGAAACTGTTGTACCTGAGATACGTTTGCAGGAACACCAAACTCTAGGGTCATAGGGCGCAGGTTTGTGTACCCAGCCGCGCCAGATTGAAACTGGAATGGAACTTCAGGTGTTGGCGTTGTCTTGTAGAAGAAACCAGTAGTAGGGGCAGCAAGGCTTGTCTGTCCACCGCCCGTAGCAAACGGCACAAAGTTAGTCGCAGGAAGATTGTAGGCAGGCGGCAAAAAATCTTCTGGCCTGAAAGTTGGCGTTGTTGGCGTTGTTGGTGTCGTTGGTTTTGGCGTTGTTGTCGGTACTGAACCAAGCCCCAACGTAATCGCGCCCTGTACGTCCGTCTCAGGAACACCCATTGCTCGCAGCATATCTGCTGTGACTTTGTTCTGGTTGTACCAATCGACCTTTTGTTGACCCGTGAAGGTAGACCAGCCGGAAGGAAGCGTCATACCCGTTGGAAGTTGCCAAGATGGAGCAGGAGCGGTAGTTGTACCGAGGCCTAGTTGTTTAGCGTAGTCAATATCTGCTTGAGGAACCTTGTAGTCCTTAAGCGTCTGCTCGGTAATCTTGTTGGCGTTAAACCAGTTAACCTTATCTTGTGCAGTGTAATAAGGCCATTCAGCAGGCAGCCCTAAACCTAACTGCGCTGCCATCAGCGTTACAGCGTCTTGTGATGTGTTTCTTGGTTGCTCAACGATTGTCGTTGTTGGCTGCTGTACGGTTGCAGTTGGTGTAAATGTAGGCGTAGGAGTTGGAGTTGGTGTTGGTGTTGGAGTTGGTGTTGGAGTCGGTATGCCAAGCAGATCAAAGTTTGCTTGTGTTGCGTTAGTTGGGTCTAACTCAGTAATCCTAGCCTTTATTTGATCTGGCGTGATACCTGCGGAAAGTAATGACTGAATGTATCCCTGCTTCGTCGCAAGGCTCGCACCAGAGTTCCAAGATAAACCAAATACGTTGTAGGTCGGAGCGGCAGGAGGAGGCGTGTATACGGGTTGTGTATACACGGGCTCTTGATAGACAGGCTCTTGATAAACAGGTTCTTGGTACACGGGCTCTTGATATACGGGTTCTGGTTGTGTGTAGACAGGTTCTTGCTGCACAGGCTGCGGAGGGCTGAACCCATTAGACAGCATCCAGGTAATGTCTGACTCTGGAACCCCAGCACCTACAAGTTCATCGATAGTCGTTCCTGCCGCATTAAAGGCAGCGATCTTCTGCGAAGGTGTATAGCTGGCCCAGGCTGAGGTATAGACTGCTGATGGAATAGCCATGATTTACCCTGGTATCTCGATGTTGGAAGTAATACCCGCGCCGACCTTCATAGCCTTCATCTGAGCCTCGGCCTCGAACTCCATCTTCTTAAGCTCTAACTCTGCTATGGCCTTTTCTCTTGCAAGCTGAATGTCTGCCATTGCTTTCTGACGCTTGATCTCGATGTCTGCTTGAGCCTGCGCCATCATCATCTGAACCGCAGGATCTGGACCTTGTTGTTGAGGTTGTGCAAGGGCTTGATCGACCTCTTGCGTGACAGGCTTGAAGAACTCAGCAGAATCCGCAAACCCTGCCGCTTCAACCAGTTTGCCAAGCGTTGCACGATATTGCGAGAGCGACACTAAAGGATTGTTTGGTCCCAGCATCTGGAGCATTTGCTCTTGTTTTGAGAGAACCATTGAGAGCATAGCCATTTTTTGCTCGATGTTGCCTGTCCCAAGACCCACATTCACCGTGCAATCGTATTGGTTCGACCACTCTCTCGGATCGTACTGGACGTACTGCCCACGCATCCGAAGGATAACTGCCTTGTCCTGGTACTTGCATAAGAGATGTAAAAGTCCTTTGAATAAGTCTTTTACACCCGTCTCTGCAAAGACGCGAGCGATAAGTTCGATCTTGCCTTGTGATGCTTGCGTGAGAGCCGCAATAGCCGCAGCAGTCACGTTCTGCAAAATGTTGGGGTCTAAGCCCTGGGAAGCCTCTGTAAGGCCTGTTCTTTTGGCTTGTACCTGGTCTAGGTATTCTAAAAGCGGAAAGGCTTGCTGGCCTACAGGAGGTGTTTGTATGGGAACCAAAGCACCAGGATTCTTGAGCCTGATAACACCACCAGGTGTAACGCTTAAGAGGTCATCCAGGTTGACCTGACCTTCTACAGCACCCATACGGGTATTGTTCTGAAGGTACATATTGTCCAGCATCTGCCTCGTTACAGTAGTCTTGATAAGCTGGAGATCAACTGTACGATCAGCAGGGCAATCCCCAAAGAAGCGATGAGGGATCGGAATAGGACAGATAGAGTAAAACGGCACATAGTCGGTTTCTTCATTTGCGAGTATCTCGTTTCCAGATACATAGATTTGCCTTAACTCAGCAATCCCATCTCCGTCATAGTCTGTCTTTAGGTAGCACTCAAACACCTCAACCGTCTGCATCGACTTATCAAGACTAGGCTCCATGAAGGGCTGCTCGTCTCGGTTGTATCGAGCGATGTACTCGGCAGAGAACTCAAGGTCGTTGTAGACCGGCAGGTTCATGATGATCTCGGCATCGAACCCCATCGCTATTAAGTCAGACCTCGTAATGAGTTTCCTGTGCGCGACGAAAGGCGTATCCCTAACGGTCTTGCCTGCCTTAGAGATCAAAAACTCTTCTGGAGGCACGTTCTCGACCTTAACCTTGCCTGCTTTGGTCTTTCTCATGAGAGCCACGTTATGGACACGCATGACTTGCCCATCCATCTCTTGCTCTATCGTCTCTTGACCTGCGATCTCCATCGTCCCATCAGACAAAAGCATTGCAAGTTCATCGTCGGTCAGGTTCGCGTACTGCTCCTTTGTAACCGAAATGGAGTCATCCCAGTAAGCCTTAACAATCCCAACCTTCTGAAGGATCGCGTCCTTGAACCAATCGTGCATGATCGCAATGCCTGGGTTCTGTTTCATCAGCACCCAGTTGCAGTATTCGGTAGCCTGCTCTGCTAATGGCTCATCGCCTGGTCCTACGGGCTCGAAAACACCGATCTGATCCGCAGAGGTAAAGAGACGCATGAGAGGCGGCAGCATCCCGTCTACAGCCTCTGCAACCTCACCTGTGACAATCTGAGACCTGCCCTCGACCTCGTTGCCGTAGGGGTCTCGCATGTACGCGGTAAGTGCGTTCTTGCGTTGCTCGACGGTCTCTGTCTCTAAGAAACCAATGGCGTTGTCGATCTCGCCTTGTAGGATTGCTTTTAGCCGACCATCATCCATTTCAGACCACCCAAGATACGTTAGGTTTCAGAGGCTTGGACCAACTTGTTGTCTCATTCATTCCAACCGCTAAATACCGAAATGCGTCTGCTGCGTGAGATGCCCAATCGTGAAGAGGCTTGTCCCAGTAGACTTGACGCTTATCATCGTATTGTCGCCGATAATTCCGCAGCGCGTCCACACCGCGCTTAGTCTTAGGGTCGAACCAACAGTAAGGAATAAGCCTTCTCACGGCCTGTATCCCATCGTCCACGCCCATCCTGGGCACGATTGTGATGTTTAGCCCTGCCTCTTGTAAAAGTTCGAGCCTTGATCTACCTGAGCCTAACTCACGCACTTGTACGTCATGCGGAAGTAACTGCTCTGCAAGCTCGTAGTTGTTTGTCCTGAGCCAGTTCACATACCAATCCAAGCCTTGCCCGTGGTTCTCAACGAAGTCGATAAGCCTTGTTTCTAAGCCTACCCTCTGGCAAACCCAGATAGCAGTAGAGTCGCCTATCCCTAAGTCCCAGGCGCAATAAGTCTTAGCTATCCCATCCCTTGGGATCTCTCCGAATCGCTCAGACGGTAGCTCATTGAGAAGTTGTCCGTAGTACGCACCTTCGATAGCTGAGTCGAAGGAACACTCAAACTCTTGTAGGTACTTGTCATCTCCCATCTCTGATCGAGCAGCATCGAGTTCACTTTGAGGGATAAGACCTGTCTCTGACGCTCTGAACTCAAGCATGGCCCAATCGTGATGCTCTGCTGCATGGTCTCTCAGGGTCTTGAAGTGATTTGCGCCTTTTGGGGTTCCAAGGAATAAGGCCCATCCCATCCTATCGGACAAGGCTGGACGAACCACCTCCGACCAGATACGCGGGTCTTGATCGCCAAATTCGTCGAATACAACGCCATCGAAATACTGTCCTCGCAGAGAGTCTGGGTTATCAGATCCTGCAAGCTGAATCCTTCTGCCCCAGAAATCAACCCGTAACTCCGCAATATTCGCAGTGGCGTTGAGGGGCTGGGTAAACTTGAGCAGGTAATCCCAGATAACTCGTTTGGTCTGAGAGTAGGTAGGACCGATGAACGCATATCTCGGAGCCTCCTTGTTGTTCTCTATCGCTGCTCTGATGAGATGGTTGACAGCGCTGACTGACTTTCCCATGCGTCTGTGCGCGACAACAACAGCAAAACGCTTATCTGATAGCGCATTGTGGATCTTTAGCTGCTGCTCCCTTGGCGCATACGGTATGACTATTCGGGTTGCGCCCATGACACTTGCATTTGGACAGGTTGACCGTCAGTTCCCGTTACCTCTGTTCGCGCTAATTTAGGTATGTGGTACTCGATTGCTCTCAGATAGATGTCGCAAGCCTTCTCCGGACTCTTCTGAGCTACTTCATCCAACCACATTGCGAACCTCGGAGCGTTCATCTCAGCCATTTTTGCAATAGCTTCTCTCACCGCAGCAGTGGACTTATTAGGCGAACCCTTTGGCCTCCCATTGCCAGCAGCCGGTGGAATCTTTTTCTCAGTATCTTCAGATTGTTTAGTGTCCATTCGTTGTTTGTTTGCAACAGATTACTGACCTAATAAACCTGATCTCATAAGTTCTTCTTCGTCTATGACTACAGGCTTACCGTTTATCTCCATGATACGCACTTTAGATTCTTCGCCTGGGAATACAACGAAGTTAGATGTTCCTTTACCAGTACCGCGTGATCCTTGGTCCAGGTAACGTATTCCTGGAATCCCAAGTTCTCGCATGTGCTTTGCAAACTCTTGCGGTTTCAATGCTGCTCTCGCAATATCTGACCCAAGCGGGTCTTTCCTTCCGTAAAGATCCATTGCCATATCACGAAGCGCATATTCGCTTTTATTAAGAGCTTCCTGCACTGCTTTTGGCTGCTGACTTAACGGCTTATCCCAATCTAGCATCTTTGCTATTTCTTCGTCTGGTAGATCTGCTTTGTAAAGCGAGCCTTTATTTTGAGCAAAGGATTTACTAGACAATTGATCTACATGATTAGCAAAAGCGCGATACTTGGCAGCCGTTTCTAAAGCTGGTTTGTATGATTGGCCCATTCGTTCATACTGATCTGCAGATTGCAAAAAGTATTGTTTTGCTTTATTAGCGCCCAAAGCCTGAATTTGCTGTCCTACTATTGCGTCAATATTGCTTTTAGACACATCGCCATCAACCAAATTCGTAAGTGCTGATAATTTTCGCCTATATTCAGATGCCACATTTGGATTTTCGGCAAAATACAATCCATGCCCGTAAGCCTGAATACCTTCGCCTGTACCGATCTTGCTCGCATCAAACTTACTGAACTTGTACGGCGAACCGTGAAACACCGTAAGCGGACTTAGCAGGCTTCCAGCGCGTTGTGCATTTGCCATCGTAGACGCAACCGCAAACGGAGCCACAGAGCCGTAAAGCTGACTAGCGACACTTGCTTGCTCACCTAGTCTGTAAGCCTCAGACATCTTCTGAGCCTCTGGGTCCATTACCGAGTAAGTAGGTTGCCTGCCCGTAAACCCTAGCAATCCCTGCGCGATAGGACTTGTCTGACCGTACCCTGGCAGCGAACTTACGCCTCTCGGTAGTTGCTCAGGCAACGGAGGAAGAAACTTCTCCTCGTCTAGCAGTCCTTTTCTACGCTTCACTTTTTGTTCCTCGCCGAGATAGCCTTAGCCTTTGCTTTCGCATCAGCCTTGGAACTTGCACCCCACGCCTTTAGGCTCAAAAGAAGTCTGGTAGGGCTTCCATCGGGTTTTCTCTCTGGGCCTGGCATGTTACCCATTCGCGCAAGAAAAGACGCTCTACGCGGGTTATCGCCTGACTTAACAGGAGCCTTTAGATCTGAGCCAGGATTCTCACGCTCGTAAGACTTCCGGCCTTTCTCGTTGAGACCACCTTTGGCGTTCTTGCCTGCCTTACGAGTCCATGCGGCAGTCATTTCTTAGCCGTTTTAGCTGATTCTTTGAAAGCCTTAGCCGTTGGCGCACCAGGACTACCAGGCTTACGCATCTTCTCTGGAGTCTTGCCAGCAGCCTTTTGCTTAGCTATGCGTTCACGCTTGGCGTGGATATTTGCGTATAAGCCTTTCATTTCTTCTTCTTCATACCAGCTTCTGCCAATGCTATCGCGGTCGCCTGGGCTCGGCTCTTAACTACCGGACCAGATTTGCTTCCAGAGTGCAACTTACCCTTGTTGTACTCAGTCATCACCTTGGAGATCTTCTTCTCCGCTTTCGTTTTCTGCACTTTTCCACTCCATACAAGATTTCTCAGGCGCACACATAAAGTTCCACTCGTGGCAGTACCCGACACCTTCAGGTAGACAATCCTTCATCTCCATGTCGAAATATCCACAATTACCGCAACGCCTTTCTTGAGCCTGGCTTGCAGAGATACGCCACTTTGCACCTAAATCGCGCCAGAATTGAGTATCGCCCTCTCGTTCAGGACCGTACATACCCTCTTCCCTGGCGATCTGCTTGTTTTCCTCGTTCAGCTTCTCATCTTGTGTCGGCAGCGGACACTCGTTTTCTTCGTCTTCTTTTTGCTTGATGACGATCATGACTTTAGGTGAGAGTAAGCCCTTCATTTTTTAGCCTTCTTAGGTTGCATGGGGATACCCACCTTCCTGTCGTATCGAATAGGAACCGGAGGAACCTTCATTCGGTAGGGAGATGGTAGTGCCTTGCTATCCCTGGTTCGTTTTTCCACATCCATCGTGAAGCCTCCATGAGGTTTTTACGGTCATCTTTGCCGACTGTCTGAGAGCCAGCGTGATGAACGTAAGCCCTTGATACGAAATGCCTAAAGTCTAATACCGTAAGTGTATGACAAAACACATTATCTGAGAACCAATTTATAGGCGGAAACCTGACCGCTTGAAAAGCCTCCTTTGATACGTAGGCAAAGATAGGCGCAATAACCGAGGCTTCCCTGATCGTCTCTTCCTCTGCCCATTTCATCCCGTTTCTTGGGCCAGACTCATACCGGATATTCTGGGTGTCCAGAATAAAGTCAGACCTGCAACCAATAACACCCAATTTATGCCCTGCGTCCTTAAGATGCTGGACATCTTCACAAAGCAATCTATACGAGTCAGGAGTCAGGCATATATCGTCGTTGGCTATGATGACTTCATCGTAATGCTGGAAGGCATCGTCCATGATCCTGTTGTAAGCGTCACCGAAGTTACTCTGCGAGTTGAGTAGCCATTTGTAAATTCGTGGGTCCATTGTCTCGGACCTGCTCGACAAATAAACAGGCGCTTCTTTGGCGTATAGACCGATGCTCGACAGCGTGATTTCAAGGCTTGGCGATCCTGTTGTGCATATCAAAATCGGTAACTTTTTCATACTCCTCCATTCTGTGATGGGCAACCACCTGAAAGTATTCATTGTTCATGAGTGACTTGTTGCAAACATTAACTTCTAAGCCATGCTCTGACGCGACAATCGGGAATGAGAGCTGGTCCTGTAAGCTCCACTTCATCATCTCCTCCCACCATGCTTGGTTGGCTCTAGGATTGATGTAGGACCGCTTCCAACAGATAACCCCGCCTGCGATAAGACCACCGTTCTCAGGCCATCCTAAGTCCCTATAGTGTTCAACCTGAGACAAGATGGGCTGATCCCTGTACTTAATCATATCGTGGCACTCTTGGGCTTCTTCGTAAATACAAGTCCTCCAAGGGTGTTGAAACGCTGCCATCGTATCTCCGGCCTGCTCGACCATGTACTCCACAAACTTAGCGCTCGTAATCCGTATGGACCCGTCCACCCAGATCACATAGTCCTCGTCAAACTCCAACTTGTCAGGAAAGACTTTGTACCACTTAGCTTCCATCCTGGGATCAGAGAACCGTCTCGTGGTTACGATCTGCTTCCAGCCCTGATGAGGTTTAGCCTCATCGACAATCGCGTAGAAGTTCGTAGGCACGGACTGCCTGACCGCGTAGTGCAGCGGGTCGTAACTCCCGAAAATAGATGTGTAGACAGCAATCACAAAAAAAAGCCTGGCATCGCGCCAGGCAAACACAGGAGGAGTTCCATCGTTAGTTTACTCCCCCGTTAGAAAGTTGAGAAGCTCCTCGGCTTGTAGTCGAAGATCGATGCTTGCTTTGTGTAGTTCTACGCTCATGTTGACTAAAGCCAGGACTCGTGATTCTAGCTCACTGGAATCCATCGCGTCTTGAATAACGTCTTGAGCAAGTGCTCTGGCTGCTGCTTCATTTAGATTCATTGTTGATCCTTTGTATCTCACGGTTGATATACCAAACTGCCTTCTTCAGATCCTCGACCTGGTTGCCCTTAAGGTCAGCCCTCCAGATGTACTTGACTGCGTTGCCGAGGTTAAATCCCATGTGCTCCGTGATCTGGATGCACTCAACACCCGAAGGATGCTCGGTGTAGTGTCTCGGATGGTTGACGTTGTCGCTCACAGTAACTCCTTTATATGCTCAGGAACCTTTGGTAGCGGAGCCCAGGCAACCGCCCAATCCGACCAATGCCCAATCACACAGACCCCTCCAGGGTTTAACAAAAGCATCTTAGTTCCCAGTGGAGGTGTTTTGTCACTTGGTGTCATCCAGTGGGTATGCCCTGAAACGTAGTCTTTCATGGCTTCCTCCGGTAATACCAGGCCCAAGCGCCATGCCTTCCCTCTGTCCACCTGTAGCGCGATTCTCTCTCAATCAAGCCCTTTGACATCAAAACCTTTAGATGCTTCCTTGCGCCCTCTGTTGTGCAACCAAAGTGCTCTGATAGCTCGATGAGCGAGTAAGGTTGAGTAAGATGGTTGAGATACATCTTCTCGGTTTTGGTCAGCGGTTTGTGCTTGCGGAGAATCTGACGAACTAATACTTTGACTTGATCGGTGTGATGAACAAGTCCGAGGTTATGCGCCATTCTTTGGATTTCAGCGCCGTTCATTGCTCACCCCTTGCTCTGATGGCTATTGCGCATGCCTGCGTCCATCCCATCTCGTTGTGATCGACCTTACCTGTTTTGTATTCAGCGTCCACTTTCTCATCACACACCTTCGCACACGCCTCACGCTCTGCTGCTGCGACAAGTGCGGCGAAGCGTTCAAATAATTCGAGGTTTGCGCCCGTGTATGAGACTGGGTTAAAACCAGCCTCTCGCGCCATGCGGATGATTTCTTCTCTAGTCATCATTGGCCACCTTTCTAAGTAACTTAACTAAGTTTTCAAGCGTCTCAAGACTGTAGCTACCAGCAGTCAGGTACACCACCGTCTTAGTGGTTGGCTGGCGCCAAACTTCGTCCTGACACCTTTTCCATGTGTCGGCAATCCACTGTCGCGTTTGCTCTAGCGTCATGGCGCTTGTTGCTACGGGCAGAGGCTCTCCGTCCGCTGGTGTCTTTGCTGATTTGTTTTCAGCCATTGTTCTTCTCCTTAAAAGCCTGCTCAAGTACTCTCGCTACATCTAGCCAACCACCACCCTCAAGCACGTAATCGATCGCTTCCCAAACTTCGTGATCCGTCAGCCCAACCCATTCACGCTTTGGTGGTGCAGCGTAGAGTGGTGTAACGCCAGGATCGTCAAACACTGGCCCGTATTCAATTTGCTCACACTCACCATCTTCATTGACAAACATCCACGCTACAGGCTCTTGCTTTGGTTCCCAACTTTCACACTCACACACATATCTACCGGCACTATGTGATGCGTCACGCATGAAGCCATGCGGTGCATCTGGATGTGGGTTGCATTGCAACCTGTCAGTCATCTGTCTTTTCTTCATGATGCCCTCAGATTGAAAGGGTTGTTGAAGTTGATCTTGAATACTTCCTCAACCGACCCGTTTTGCAGAATCTTCTTCTTCACCTTTGAGTCTGCTGCCAGATAAGAATAAGAGAGCCCCGCTTTTTTAGCCGGAGAAGATTGCTTCCAGACCATGCCCCTAATGACTTTGCCATCAAGAATGAGAGGCTCTAACGAGTTCTGGATGGACCGTGGGCTAACTTTTAACTTCTCTGCGAGTTCAATAGTCGTAACCGGTGTCGATCTTGACTGTAGGTACTTTAGACAAAACTCGCCCCTGCTAACCTTTTGTCTCATGCCATATCTCCTGTCATGTCTATTTCTGTTTCTTGCAAGGTCTTGGTTGCCAACTTCAAGTCTTGCAAGAGAATCCGTAGCTCTCGGCTGTGAACAATCACATAGTCGTTTTCTTCTGCCAGCTTATGTAGAAGTTTGTATGCTCTTTCTTTCTCGTTCATAACCCCTCCGTTAGCAATCTAAATGCTGTTGCTGCCACTGCTGGAACTTGTCCATTTCCAATGGCTTCAAGTCGCTCCATCCTGAAGGCCATCCCATCAGATATTCGCTCGCTTCCGGCGTTACTTTCCCAAATGTTTTTTTCCACGCAACGCATGAAGGCCATTTCTGCATTGAATCGGCGCAGTAATTGGCTTTTGTTGTTGGCGTATGCAAGAAGCCAACATCGCTCCCGAATGTGGTCAGCACCCACGTCTTTCGCGCTAAGGGAAATTGCTTTGGTTTTGTAACCCATCTGTTCAAGGTCATCTGCCGCCGCGTCAATTGCAACTCTGCTGACGTTTTCGGCAAAGACGTATGAGGGAGCGACATCTGCCACCACTCGACGCATTTCCGGCCAAAGATCGTCGGCGTTATTTTTCCCTGATGCTGCTGTGCTGTATGCCTGACAAGGAAAGCCTCCAGTGATGATGTCAACAAGGCCGCGCCACGGTCTGCCGTCAAAGGTACAAATGTCATCCCATATTGGGAACGGGGGGCTAAGGTGTCCATCATTTTGTCGCTGGACGAGAACGCATCTGCGGTACTCATCCAACTCAACAGCGCAGACTGTCCTAAACCCGATAAGTTGCGAGGCAAGCAAGCCTCCACCAGCGCCTGCGAAAAGAGCCAACTCATTCACGCTGCCCTCAGCTTCTCTGAGATCCTTGCCTTCCAGGAGTTCCAATCCTCTCCTGGTCTAGCTGGACAATTTACCTTTGCTGCCATCTCGGCAGTACCCTTTTCTGTAGCCCACCACACCACAACCTTCTCTTGTGTAGGCGCAATCTCTAACTCATCTTCCCATCTTCCTTGGTTCAGCCAGGTAGCAGGATGCGGGATAAACTCCTGACCTGTTCCCTTCACCTGGTAATACTTGTTATGCGTCACCAGAGCCTCTACAGCGGACTTTTGCTCAGCAGGCGATAGTTTGTTCCATGCCTTCTGTGCAGCGCGTTTAGCGACCTTTCTTGGGTACTTACTCCAAAACTCTTCAAACATAAAACCTCCTGTGTTGGAGTTTTTACTGTAGACCTTTTTTTGTTTGTTGAATGTCGTTCTGTTGACAATCTTCTACTTTCTTTATTTCTGGACATAACTTCCCCAAGGGTGGTAGCACTCACCTCGCCCCGCAAGGGTCACTTCTGGATGTTCCTTGCCTAGCGTAGCCGAAGCCAGCGATTCTCTCCGACTATCTCTGTGTCTACCACCCATGCAGAAATAGTCTACGTCCAGTACCTCACTGACAGTCTGGATCGGAAGTGCTCTAGGGTGTCCAGATTCCGGTGTTCTACTCCAAGCAGCCCATGCAGGCTCACTACTAACGGGTGGAGTCCGGTTATCGAGCGGAAATAAAAAAGCCACTTACTGCTGCGCCTGGTTGCTGTCCCCTGTTTTTACAGGAGCAGACGCATGAGTAAGTGGCCTTAATATTGTTGACAGCAACGACAACAGAGCAACTATATCACATCTCCACTACCTTACAAGTCCATCCATCTTTTAGCTTTGCCCAGCCATGAACCTCGATCTTCCAACCTGCTCTCAGGATAGCCGGAAGATGCTCACACTCGCTTATCTTCTTCACCCTAGCGTTGATATTGGCCCTGCTCGTTGTCTGAACTAGCAGCGTCTCTTCGTCTCTGAGGCAAAGGATGTCTCCAATACTGAAAAGGTCTTGTCGAATACGAGCCCAAGGATTCCAGTGCTCGACTATTTGACATAAATAACCTCGCTCCCTAAGTAAAGCTAGAGACCTCTGAGTAGGACTAACTGACGAACGGCGTGTTTTCTTGGTGTCAGTGGCAGAGATTGTCATCGTGACGACAGTCTTAAAGGTTTATCGAGCCTAAGATTACTCCATCGCAACAAGGAGAAAACATGAAAATCGTACTTACACAAGAGCAGCTAGAAAAAATACTAAAAGAATACTTTTATGACAACTACAACGTAAAGACTGGAGAAATTACGTTTGACTTAACGAACTATTTAGAAGAATTCTGCGTCATCCATACAAAGGAAGCACCATGAGCGTTGACTACGATGCTTGGCTTGACAGAAAACTTTACGAATACGACCGCGAGAAGGAACAAAATGACTACCAACAACAGTTGGAACAACAGGAATTTGAACTTGACGAAGTACAAGCCGACGAGGAGTGACTGGGCACTATGCGCGCTATTGGGGATTTGCTACGGAACACTGCTCTTCCTGTTCATAAAGTAAAGGAGCTAAACATGAAATTCGCTGAGTTAAACAAAATCAACGTCAACAGCAAGATCGAGAAGAAGAACAACCTCTCGTATCTATCCTGGGCTTGGGCTGTAGAGCAACTTTTGCTCAACGATCCGAGTGCTACGTGGGAGTACAAGCCTCACCAAATGTGGGGCGAAACAGTCATGGTGTTCTGCGAGGTCAAAGCATTTGGAGTTTCTCGCACTGCCCAACTTCCGGTCATGGACCACAGAAACAAGGCCATATCCAACCCAGATTCCTTCCAGGTCAATACCGCTATGCAGCGATGCTTGGCTAAGGCTATCGCGTTGCATGGTCTCGGTTTATATATTTATGCGGGAGAGGATCTGCCTTCCGAAGAAAAGGTCGATGAGCTAGAAACCTACAAAGCAAAACTTGAGGCAGCAGAGTCTTTAGATGCGCTCAAAGCAGAGTTTTCTCCGGCCTACAAGGCTATGAAAGACAAACCAGAAATAAAAGAACTCGTCGCAGTTTACGAAGCCAAGAAGAAAGCACTTACGGAAGTCAAATGAACCTAGACCGCTTTGAAGAAGGCTTGATCGACGACATTCAGACTGACCGCTGCAAGAAACTCTTGTGGTCGGTCATCAACCTGGCAGTAGAAGATGCGTGTCGCGCTCCGTACAACAAAAAGCCAAGCACCGAGTCGATAACCGCCATGAGGTTCCTGATCGGGAACGGCAAGGAAGCTGACGTTGATTCTTGGCTTATGTGGCTAGACGTAAACGGTCCGGTGTTTAGAAGGAGACTCTTGGAAGCCATGTTCTCGGATTACCACGATAAGTTCCCAGACATGGCAAGAAGGGCCTTTAGAGCAAATTACAACTGGTGGAGGCTCAATGCGACTGATTTTAACGACTGAGAATGACCGTAGGAGGGCTATAGAGGCTCTACAAGCCGCTGAATTGGGTTACATGGTAACTATTACCAAACCTCCTCGCACAGCGGCTCAGAATCGGTTTTATTGGGCGATCCTTACTGCGTGTTCTGAACAACTCATGAACCAAGAATACACACAGGACATCTGGCACGAGTGGGCGAAAACTCGATTCTTGCCAACAAGGATCGTAGACCTCCCTGGAGGCCAGGTGAAGGAGATAGAACCGAGCACCGCTTCTCTCACGGTCTCTGAGTTCTCTGATCTTGTGGAACAGCTCCTACAGTACGCTTTGGAGAAAGGCTTGATTTGGACTGATGAGATGAAAGACGCTGAACTAGACTTAAGGAAGATCAATGTACGTCAACAAAAAGTTGCTTGAGGCTTGCAGGCACATCCCTTGCGGGTCTTGTTTTGCAGAGGATGGGACTGTAGTAGCCGCACACAGGAATCAAGGAAAAGGCATGGGCATCAAGGTATCTGATGCTTTAGTAGCATCCCTGTGCTTTCGTTGTCACACATACTTAGATCAAGGAAAGGATATGTCTCGTGAAGAACGTCGAGACTTCTGGAACCAAGCGTATATCAACACAATGCAGGCAATGATCGAACGAGGATTTCTAAAGGTGCAAAATGGAACAAAGAACTGAAGATTGGTACAAAGCAAGACTAGGCCACGTAACGGCTTCTAGGGCTTCAGACGCGATTGCAAAGCAAGGTACGGCTACTAGACGGAACTATGCAATCCAGCTCGTCACAGAGCGTTTAACGGGCTTACAGACCGATTCTTTTACGAACGCGGCTATGCAGTGGGGTACAGAGCAAGAACCTATCGCTAGGGTCGCTTATGAGCAGGCTACAGGCTCGATTGTGGAGCAGACAGGTTTTCATAAGCATAAGAGCATAGAATGGCTTGGAGCCTCTCCTGATGGGTTTGTAGGCTCAGGTCTGATCGAGATCAAGTGTCCTAACTCAAACACTCACGTTGATTATTTACTCGCAAAGGAGGTTCCCACTAAGTACAAGTCTCAAATGCTCACTCAAATGCTCGTGACAGGTAAGACATGGTGCGACTTTGTAAGTTTCGACCCAAGGCTTCCCGATCACTTGCAGTTATTCATTGTTAGATACGAGCCAAAGCCAGAGGAGTTCAAGATCATCGAGCTACAACTCACGAACTTTCTAGCCGAGGTATCAGAAATGGAGAAATCGCTATGCCAAAAGAACTAACCGGAAGTATTAGCAAGAACAAGAAAAAAGAAAAAGACGCTCACCCTGATTACAGAGGGTCAGCGACTATCGGAGGGATTGACTACTGGGTCTCAGGTTGGGTCAACGAGGGATCGGATGGAAAGTATCTGGGGTTGAAGTTCCAGCAGAAGGATGGAGAGTCAAAACCCGTAAAACAAGACGATGACGTACCGTTCTGAGGAGAAAGATATGCACCTAAGCAAACACCAAAGCCTGTTGAGGCAGGCTTATATTGTTAGACCCAAGCTCATAACCGACGATTCTCCTGCGCTTGAAAAAGCGATCAAGACCATCGAGAGTGAGAATCCCAGTGCTTTTTGGAAAGAGAAGGATTTTGAAAAGAGGAGGTTCTATCATGCACCACGGCCAGGCACTCCTTACGCGGCTGCTACTCATGCGTGGCCGAAGGAACTACTATGAGCAACTGGAAAGAGTTAATCGAGAATCAGACGAGGAAAGAGCGGTTCAGGCCCGTCGAAGAAATATGGAGGGAATACGGGTGGATTCCTCCAAGCACCGAGTGCGAGGAAACGATGGCAAAGCATAAAGCGTTTAAGGAATGGTCGATCCGTGGCATCGTGGATCAACCTTATCAAGCAAGTTAAGTCTTCGGACGTAGAGGAGATAGCGGCAGCGTATGAGAAAGCGCTGCCGTTTGTCGTTCAAGATTGGGCGAAGATGATCTTAAAGTTAGCTAAAAGCAAACGGCTTCCGATCATTGAGAAGATCGACAAAGTACACGGTGACAAGATTGGCCAGATGGTCAGAGACGAAGTCACCGCGCAACACATATCCAAACGCAAATTATAGTTAAGACCTTGCAGGCGGCACTACACCCTTAACGCGTTCAAAACTTCTCATTCCAGCAATCCCCAACATCCCGCTCAAAATAACCCAGAGCGCGTCCGTATCAAGCATAGGGGGAGGCGATACCTCACGAGGTACATAACCCTCTGCCTGCAACCAAGTCCACGCCCAAACAAGTAAAGGGTAAAGCAGGAACTGGTAGAACATCGCACCAGCACCAACCCAACCGATAGCAGGCCTCCAGCCGGCAACAAATAAGTTTTGGTTCGCAGCCTCAACCTTATTAACTTCCATTTGACCGAGATCAATAGCCTGGTCGATGCGTTTGGCCTCGAGCTCGAGTTGCATCCGCTCCTTGTCAGTCGTTATCAGGTCCGATGCAACCTTACCAACAGACTCGATCACCGACCCTATGCCTAAGAAGTTCATAATTTCAACGTCCGGTTTAGCCAACCAAGTAAAAACTTCATCTGGCTCCTGTCCCTGCTTACGATGTCTCTGTACCTAGCGATCTTTGCAAGCGCATAGTAGGCCACAAATAGCTCAGGATTGGCTTGGTTGAGTGCTTGTACGGTCTTGGGTCCAATAGAACCGTCTGGAGCGGTTTTAACGCATATCTGGGCTAGTTTAGAAGCGACAGAAACGCCTGTGTTGACTGCAAAGTTAAAGATAGAAGAAGCGATTACGTCTGACTCAATTTCATCGCCTCTAATCTTGTTCCAGAAGTTTGTTTTGTAGAAGTCTCGGACCATTTGAGTTGGAGGTGTCTCTGTGTAGTCGATGTGCTGCCAACCCTCCCAGTTAGGATTCATCTTGCGAGCAATACCTGCGTAGGTCATTCCACCTCGATCACCAGGAACCTCATGGAGAACGTAACCGCCCTCGTCCTCCATCATCTTATCGAACGCCGACTCAAAGCTAGCCAATTGCTTCACCCCTGAAATAAGCGGTTCCTTCTATAACCTCGCATAACTCCGGTGGAAGAAGCCTGCCGTTTTGGAACTTTAAGACCGCAAAGCCCTGACACCAAGGAACGGGATTATCTTCCATGTAAGCAAACTGATCGCCATCAGGATCTGCAAGCATACCCGTCGAAATGCCGTATCTACGCCCAGTGTAGTCGCCCCAACCTTTGACTTCTAAAAGGTGGGTATGCCCTGAGACGGTAGAGATGCCAGCTTTCAGGACATTGTTGTATCCGGAGTGGATGCCTCCGTGTTGGAGTCGATGCTTGACCATGCAGACCTCGTTAACCATCACCGACCAAGAGACCGTCCATTCTGGGATATGGTCCTTAAGACATGTTCCACCGATACCCTTGAACTCAGGAACCTGCCCTGCCAAACGCCTATCGAAGCGTATATCGTGGTTTCCTGTTGTTCTATGTAGGAATGTTCCTAAACCCTTACAAGCCTTGACGATCTTATCCATGTGCCACTGGACCGCTTCGAGCTCATCCCTGAGACTCGCAACAGGACTCCAATCCATAGGACCGTATCTTGAGATGGTCCCTCCGTCCAAGATGTCGCCGTTAGCAATAATTGCTTTAGGCTTGAGCATCTTGATGATTTTAAGAAGCGCACTGAACCCTACGGAGGGTTCGCCAGGCATAAAGTGAGCGTCACTAAAGACCAAGACGTAACCATCGACGGTCAGGATAGATCGTTTAGCGTTTTGAGGGATAGTGAGAGAGTGATCCGAGTCGAGGAATAAACCGTATCGTGACTCGATAGACCTGCGCCTGGCGTAGACACTGCGTTGTGAAGTCTTAAGAGCCCTAGCAACCCCAGCAGGACTTTTTAGCTCTCGGAATAGCGCGATGAACTCATCGTCGCTGCATTTTGCGTTGTGAACCATGAAGCCCCCAGTGCTCGACGCTTTGGATCATCTTTCGCGGGATCACTAGCGATTGAGCTATTGCGTCATCCGTAACGGACTGACAAAT